TGTTTTTAAATTACGGTACTGGTGTCGGTACTTACACAGTACAAGACGGTGACCAAAAAGGTCAGGTTATGTATTTAACAAATAAAAACGCATCACAGAATGCTAGTATTACACCCACCAACTTTGCTCAAGGCTCTTCTTTTACTTTAGAATCACTAGAAGTTGCACATATGATTTGGGATGGTACTAATTGGTTTGTGATTAATAAAAGTGATGTAACGATAACTCCATAATAAATGATGAATAAAATTAACAGTAAGGTTAAAAGGAAATGACAGCAACAATAACTGATCAATTCAAGCGAGAATTAACTCAGGAACTTATCAGAGATTTCGATTCGGGTGATAACTATTACATAGTAATTGGTAAATCTGAACAATGGAATTCAACTGATACGGCACCTACTATTACAGAAGCAGATTATTTGCAATCGCCCGCTTTCTCTAGATTAACTAGACACGGGTTTCAAGCTTCGAAACTTGTAAGTAACCTCAGTTATGTTATTCCTCGTTATAACTGGACTTCTGGTACTATCTACTATGGTTATAATGATAATCATACAGATCACGATGATGATTCTAAAAAATATTATGTTCTGAATGATCAGAATCAAGTTTATATGTGTCTAAGAGGTGGTACTGCGAGCGGCACTTTCATTGATCCTAATACTGGAAAAAATCTACCCAACCCAGCAATTTCTACAGTACAACCAACGGGCGGTCTTAATGGTATTCCTTTTAAAACCGCTGATGGTTATTTCTGGAAGTTTATGTACACTATTAGTGTTGCTGATACTGACAACTTTGTTACATCTAAGTTCATCTCTGTAAAATTTGTTGATTCGGCAGGCGTTGATGATCCTGCAACGGATATCCAGCAAAAGGCAGTACAGGATATTGCTAACCCTAAACAGATTGTTGGATACCAGATATTAGATGCTGGAGCTGGAATTTATAATGCAAATAGCCCACCTTCTATTACGATTGAGGGTGATGGTTCAAATGCGGTCGCCAGACCAGTCATTGACGGTAGTGGATTTTTAGTTGCACTTGAAGTAGATAGTAACGGTTCTGGTACAGACTGGCAGTTTGGTACAGGTTATGATTATGCTCGAGTTTTAGTAGATGGTAATTCTGGAATTGCTCGACCCATTTTATCACCTCGGGCTGGTATTGGTGCTGATCCCACCGTTGACTTGAGGGCGACACAATTGATGTTTAACGTTCAATTATCGGGTAACGAAGAACAATCAATTATTCCTTATCGTGTCCAAACGACTTACTTTAGACAAATTTCCCTGTTAAAGAATCCAAAGGATAGTGACGGCGTTGATTTTGTTGAACCAGTAGGAAACAATCTTCGAGGTATGACTTTGAATGCACGTTCGGGTGGCGGTTTCGCTGTCAACGATACTATTATTGGAGCAACCAGTGGTGCACGTGCTATTATCGATCACGTATACGATAGTTCAAATGGTGGGACGACTACTGGATTTTTGTACTATCACCAAAACGATTCTACAGGATACAACGCTTTCGTGTTGAATGAAAACATTTCTAGTTTGATTTCAAGTGCCGCAGGTAACACCGCAAGCTTTATTGCACCGGATATAGATAATTACTCGGGAGAATTAGTCTACGTTGATAGTCGTGGTGAAATACCCAGAGATAACGAATCCCGACAAGATTTAAAAATCGTCGTTACATTTTAAGGATTATTAGAAATGCCAACAACCTATAATCAAAATATTGAGAAGAACACTTATAAAGACGATTATGATCCTAAAAAAGGGTATCATAAAGTATTGTTTAATTCTGGTCGTGCTCTTCAAGCTAGAGAATTAAATCAATTACAGACCATTATTCAGAAAGAAATTGGCCGATTGGGTTCTCATTTATTTAAACAAGGGGCAGCGGTCAAACCTGGCGGCATTTCTCTTAATGATCGATACGAATATGTACGACTAAACCCCGCAACCGGAACCCCAAGTAATAGTTTGGTTGGTAAAACTATTACAAGTAGTGGTGCTTTAGGTGGAACTATTACTGCCAGAGTCGTACAATGGATTCCAGGCTCAGGTGCTGCGGGTGATACAACAAACGTACCAACAATTTATGTTGTTTATACTGATACTTCTCCTAGCAGTGATCCCAATGTCTCCGACAACTCGGGTGTTGCACCTGTTCGATTTGCCCCAAATGATACCTTAACCGTATCGGGCGGTGGTACTATTCAGGTGGAAGCCGCAAACACTAGTCCTATTATTTGGCCTGTCGGCGCAGGAAGTAAAGTTGGTGTTGGAAAAGGCACTTATTTTGTTTTAGGTCATTTTGTAGAAGTACCTAAACAAGCAGTTATCTTATCAAAATATCTTACTGGTTATACTGGTGCCATTGGATTTAAAGTTTTTCAAGACATTGTAACCGCATCTGACAGTAATAAGTTATATGACAATCAGGGTACGGTTCCTAATCTGACATCACCAGGCGCAGATCGTTATAGAATTCGTTTAAAACTTACGAAACAAGAAGACACACTGCCCGAAGAAAATTTTATATTTTTAGCACGTATTGCAAACGGCACCCTTGTAAATCAGGTCTCGGGTTTAAATGAATACAACAAAATCAATGATGTTTTAGCACAAAGAACCAGAGAAGAATCTGGTAACTATATCGTCGAACCATTCAGGGTTAGATACACTGAAATTGATTCTGCGGCTGCACAAGACCGATTGTATTTGGAGGTGTCCAAGGGGATTGCCTATATTAATGGTTATCGTGCAGAAAACCCAACACTTAAAAAACTTGTTATTCCAAAGCCGACTGCAACCGAAACTATCGAAGGGGATGCAGTCCCAGTCGTTTATGATCGTTATTTAAATGGTAACGCTACTGATAATACCACTCATAGAGGTACGTTGACTCTTAATTCTACTGTAAATCTCTATAGTAATGATAATGGTACTGGTTCGGTGTTGGCAAAAGTTAAAGTTCGATCAGTAGAAAAATCTACAGGTGCAGTTTCCGGTGTTTCAACTGTTCATAGAATTTACATCGCTAGTACAGGTGATATCTCTGCAAATATTAGAACTGCTCAAAGTATTGGTACTGGGTCCACTAATTATTACAAACTGGTATTAGAAGGTAACCCAGCAAGAGCAATCATCAAAGGTAAACAAAGGGATAAAGATCTTTTATTTAAGTTATCCCGTTCAAGGCCCGCTACGGTAGGTAATTTAGACTATAATTATCTTTTCCAACAATCGTTCACAGAAGGCAATGCAATTGACACGAACGTAGGAACCGTAAACTTTGTTAACACAAGTAGTTGGATTGTTTCTAGTGCAGATTCGGGTTCAGTACCTTTCACTGTTTCAACGGGTGTTAATGGTACAGGCGCTCCATCTGGATTAGCGACGATCAGTGGATTGAATGTATCAGGTGGTACATACACGGTTACTGGTTATAAAAATATTACTAGTGCTACAGAGAAACAGAAGAAACCCGAACGTGCTACTATTACTGGAACAGTAACCTCTGGAGTTCCATTTAGTTTGGGTGAGTATGATATTCGTTCTGTTCAAGACATTAAAGACAGTGCCAACGGAACTAGTATCTTTAGTTTCTTCACTCTAGACGATGGTCAAAGAGATACACACTATGAAAAGGGCAAGTTGATTCAAACTATTCCGTATGCAGGCCCAATTTATGTAGCATTCCAGTATTGGGATCGAGGCCCCACAGGCAATTACTATTCAAAATCATCGTATGTAAGTAATCCCACACCATCGACTGGTTCTGCGATTAATATTACATACAATGATATTCCTAGTTACAAACCAAACTATGATGCTACAACTAGATTGTATAACTCTATTGATCTAAGACCAGACTTTGATAGTGCAAGTGGTTCGTTTGACAATGGTACTACAGATTTCTTCTTACCCCAACGTTCTTCTGTTATGACAGGAGACATTAGTTACTATTTACCCCGAGCTGATAAGTTAACAATGACTCAGGGCGGAAAGTTAACTTATATTAGAGGTGTACCATCTAGAAATCCACAGTTTAAGAAAACACCAGATGGTTCTCTAGATCTCTACAAAATTATTATGAACGCCAATACTTTGACACCCGAAGATGTTTCAATTACGAAGATTGAAGCAAAACGGTATACGATGAAAGACATTGGTAAGTTGGAGAAGAAACTCGACCGTCTAGAAGAAGTTACTACTCTGAGTTTATTGGAACTTGACACAAAGAATCTTAGTCTTCTTGATGCGGATGGTAATGTCCGAACAAAGTCCGGTTTCTTTGTAGAAAACTTTAAGGATCAAACATTATCCGCTACAACATCGCCAGAATATCGTGCCTCTTTGGATTTCCAAGGCAATATTGCTCGACCCAAATTTACTCAAGACAATATTCGTTTACTTTGGGATAGTGTTGCTTCGGAAGGTGTTATTAGAAAAGGTGATATGTTATACCTTGACTATGCAGAAGTGAATTGGAAATCAGTTCAAATTGCGTCAAGAAACGAACCTGTTAACCCTTTCCTTATTCCTATTTTCACAGGTTTTATGGATCTTTCTCCAGCTTCTGATGAATGGAAAGAGACTCGTTATAAACCCAAAAAGGTCATTCCTAATGGTTCAAGGATTGAGAGCACAGATGTAGGATTTATCTGGAACGAACACGAAAACAATTGGGGTGGCCAAAATCCAGATAATGTTGAAGTTGGTCAAGTAACTGGTGTTACTTCTCAGGTAGCTGGTTCTGAAACCAATGTGAACACATCGTCAACAACTACAGAAGGTGATGGACTGTTCACCGAAAGTGTGACAACCGACATAACTACTGCGGTAACAACAACCACTACTGCACACACTGTAACTAAGATTGTTGCTGAAGAAACTGTTGAAGAAATTGTTGGGGATAGGTTGGTACAAACCTTTAGTATTCCTTGGATGCGTTCTAGGAAAATTTATTTTAAAGCAGAAGGTCTCCGTCCAAACATTAGATTGTATCCTTTCTTTAATAGTAAGAACGTATCAAAATGGTGTAGACAAGAACCCTTTGTTCGTTTCAGTGAGAGAAGGGATGATGTGGGTAATACGTATTCACAGTACTCATCACACCCCGATGGAAGCACACCGTTGGTTACGGATCAGTTTGGTGAAATTTCTGGATCTTTTGTTATTCCCAGAAAAACAAATAGTACATTATATTTAAATACTATCTTAGGTAGAGAAGAATACGATGCAAGTGAAGATGTTGATCGATTCCCTTGTGGTGCATTAGAGTTTAAATTGTTGGATGTTGAACAAGCGTCCGATCAGGCAGCAACGTCTAAAGCCTTTGCTGTTTATTCTGCTAAGGGTGTTCTAAATTTACGTCAGAAAGATGTTTTAAGTACTCGTGTTCTTTATGAAGCGACAGGCACTTTCTATAGTGAAAATACTCAGGTTTCCACAACATCTAGCACAAGTCTAAAACAAAACCAAACTACTGCTGATCAGTTTACTGAGCTTTTGAGTGACGTAGAATCTTTGGAAAGTGAAGTTGCTGATTTAGAAAATCAGATTGATACTATAACAGACGAACTGGACGAATTAGAACAACAAGTAACCTCAAACACAAACGATATAGAGAACTTATCGGATGCGGTTGCCGCTAATACACAGACTCTTGAAGAACTACCAGTTCAGACAGAGAACAGTGGTGTTGGTGATGATACAGGTAACGGTAATGAAGAGGGCATCGGTGAATATGCGGCTGGAACTACAACCGAACAGAATTTGAATGTTAGTTCAGATAACGATGATCCTGTAGATTCACAATCACAAACCGAATATAACGTCGACAATAGTGGTGAAGCAGTTGTTGGAACTGCGTCATCGTTCTCGGTAAACATATCTAACAATGGTGGTCAGCTTACTGATGGACAGTACGCTGAAGGTGCAGGCGGTGAAGTAGTAGAACCCGGCGGCAACGAAGACCTTTGGGTCTCATCTGAAGATGAACCTTCTCGATACTCAGATCAAAAAGATCCTCCGGTGGCGGTCACCACGATCGAAAACGGTGTGGCGGGCCCGGTCGCGAATCCTGGCGAATCGTATAACGTGGATGAACCTGATGCTACCAAAGTTAAAAGTAATCAGAATGTTGGGCCTAAATTTGATATGAACCAACGAGTTGTTGATTATTTCGATCCGATTGCACAAACCTTTTTGTGTGATAACGAATACGGTACATTTATTACCAAAGTAGGTTTGTTCTTTGCAACCAAGGATGATACTATTCCTGTTCAGGTTCAGATCAGGCCAACTGTTAATGGTGTTCCAGCATCTAGTAAAATTATTGCTAGTAAATTTGTTCCTGCTTCTCAGGTACAAGTTCCAGCGACAGCGGATCGTAAAAACTTAACAGCGATTAAGGCAAAAGAAACCATATTCGAGTTTGATGAACCAGTTTTCTTGAGTCCATTTACTGAATATGCGATTTGTGTTATTGCACCAAATACCGTATTCTATACAGTTTATGTTTCCGAAATGGAACAGTATGTTCTTGGATCTACTAATCAAAGGATATTAAAACAACCTTCATTGGGTTCATTCTTCCGGTCACAAAACTCGCAATTGTGGGAACCAGATCAGAATGTTGATATGATGTATAAGTTGTATCGTGCACAGTTCCGTTATGGTGGTAAGGCGGTATTTACTAATGCGGAAATTCCTGAAGAACTTCTTGATATAGATCCTATTCAAACAACAGCGGGATCAAATGAAGTGTATGTCCGCCATTATAATTCTGGTCTTACAGTAGGTGATACTGCTCTGCTTGCTGGTTTAGATTCAGCTACCAGATATGGTGGATCAGATGGTATCTTTGGTTCATCCGTACTTGGTAGAAGAACCATCACTAAAGCAGATGCTTTCGGATTTACTTTTGCAGCGGATTCAACTGCACCAAGAACCGGATTGTTTGGTGGTGAGACAGTAACTTCAGAAAAGAACATTCAATTTAATGTTGCAAACCTTCAAATTGAAACAGCAACTCCTGATTTTACTACAATATCTTCAGGGTTTAAGTTTACTGCTGGTAAACCTATTGCTGGCCCAACGATCACCGTTGGTCCAAATGTTCAGTATAATAAGGATACGACTTACAAACGTATTACACCTAAAGTCAATACTAGTTTCGATTATCCAAGAGTTGCGGCAAATCGTTATAATGAAGTTACTAATATGTCTAGTGCCGAGTCGGTTGAAATTAAAGTTGATTTAAAGAGTAGTCACGAATTTGTTTCGCCTATGTTGGATTTGCAAAGATGTTCTTTGACAATGATTGAAAATATTGTCGACTTCCAAGACTCAGCAGATGCAAGTAATGGTCAGAACATTCCGATTAAGTTTACAAGTGAGACTGATCCTTACAGTGGTTCTCACCCAGCGAAACATATCACTAAACCTATCACCCTAGCAGAAGATGCGGTAGGTCTCAAAATATTGTATGCTGCAAACGTTCCTTCTGGTTCGGAAATCGATTTGTACTATCGAACAGCAGTTGAGGGTGAGTCAATTGTCGAAAAGAATTGGGTATATGATGCACCAGAAAATACATTACCAACAGATGAAAACCCGGCTATCTTCAGGGAATACACAAATCTGGTTGGGGGTGATGATGGTACACTAGACGCCTTTACGGAATTCCAGATAAAACTTGTATTCCGTTCGAAGAATTCTTCTAAGGTTCCTTTGGTGAGAGATTTAAGAGCTATAGCATTGGTGGATTAAAGTGGATTTAATTAAAGTTGACGGACATTCCGGCATTGGAAGAGATACTAAAACTGGTGCCATTATTAATATAAATAAAAAAGAAGTTGAAGCAGCACGCGAACGAAAGAAGAAAAGACTTGAGGCGAGAGAAGACAGAAATAAACTCGCGTCTCAAGTCGACACTCTAGAAAATGAAGTTGCTGATATCAAAGACATGTTAACCAAGATATTAGAGAAACTATAATGGCAGACCCTTACGGATATGATCGTCCTCTCGTTGTTGACCTTACCGATAATGTTAACACGTTTCGTCGCAAAGTCAATCAGG